CATTGTTTCGGATCTCGTCGATGTATGTGGCTTGGATCCACTTAGGTGGCTGGCGTCTGCCTGATCTCCAGTCATAGGCCGTCGCCAGGCTGCAACCGATCGCGGCTGCGATCTGCTTCGCTGAATAGCCGGCGATGGCTGACTGAAATGATTTTGCTTTCATCTTTGCGATCATCTAAACTATTCTTAATTATTTGTTATGGTTTGGCAATAGCAAAGTTTCACGCTGTTGTCCCTTTCCTAATGTTGATCCGCTCGACGACTAGGTTGCGCTCGGATGTATGCTTATAGGCGTGAGCCAAAGCTCCTCGGCGTGTCGGTGCGGCGACTAGGTAAGGCTCGCCTGACTCGCCGACGAACGCGACCGCGTGCCATTGCAGTCGGCTCTGCTTGTTGTATATCCCAGTGGGTGATGGTTCGAGTTTTGTTTTCATGATTTCTGAATACCAGTTTCTTGGTCGGTGAGGTTGTCGGATGCTTCGTTGAAGAGATCGACGATCTCCTCGATGGAGTATTGATAGTGGTATGGATTCGGCGCCATGCTCTCGACGTATCGGATGATCTGTGAGAGGAGGTATGTCGGAGGCTCGGGTATCGAGTCGGGCGGTGCGGTGTATCTGGTGAGGTCTTCGTATTGTGGGTTGATCATGGTAGTGTTTTGTTGGTTGTGGATTTAGCAGTGTTCAAAAAAACACTGTTCAAATTTAGTGAGATTGCATCCCATCGTCCCCCAATCCCACACGTTCACCCTAATTTCCTACATAGCTACCCAACTTATGTTTTTTCGTTGATTTTGTGAAAAGTGGGTAGCCATTCTAGATAATAAGGTGAACGGGTGGGATGGGTGGGATGGTGGGATTGGGTTCAGAGCAAAACTGGGTTTTTTTCCTCGTTTTGAACACTGTTCAAATGGTGTTCACTTGTAAAAATGAGGTATTGTTTCCGCTCTCGATGCTCCTTGCGGACAGGATCATAATCATGCGAAATGACCCTTGTAATGCGCATGCCGTCGACGCTGATCGTGTCGCCTTCGTGGTCTTTGAATAACTTACCCAGCAACCTACCTACGCGCATGTCGATTGACTCGCTGAATGTTTTCGCACCTGGTAGTGGGAGATCATGATCTTCAGAAGCCTCTCCGAAATCTGCTGCTGTGAGAGGCTGACCATCGTATCCAGCATTGATGATTGCTCTGGCGATGTCGCGGAGCCATTGTAGGCGCGGGTTAGCGGTGCGCATCTGCTCCTCGCGGTGTCCGTCAAGTAGCGGCGGCAGCCCGAAGATGTTCTGAACAATCCAGTCCATTGATTGGCACCATCGGCGAAAGTCATGCCTGCGTTCAGTTGTAAGCGGTCGACCTTGTGATGCCCATTCACGGATGACCGCATGGACCGCTCCAAGGTATTTGGGTTGATGAGCTTTGATATGAGAAACGATGTCGCCTTCTGGGTAAGTCTTGAAATAATGGTTGTCCGAGCGTTTTCGGATTCTTGTGATGACTGCTCGGTTGGCAAGGTCACGGGTCAGTTCGGCGCCGTTAGTAGAAAGCTGCCATAGAAACGGGGTCACGTCGATGTCGGCCTCGGCACGTAGGGCGCGCGCGGCGACCTTGCCAAGCCCTCGGATGGCGGTTTCCATAATCTGCGAGTCCATGCGACCGCGGAAGTTGTCGAAGCTGATGAAAGGTCGTCCTGTGATGAGTGCGCGTGAAACTCTTTCATCGAGGCTTCCGACTCCACCGGCTGCCTGTGTTATAGCGCTTGGATGTTCGCAATAAATGGCATGGATCATTTTGAAGCGAAAGCTCTTGCCAGATTGTGACTGGTCAGCCTCGGCAAGGTCAAGCGGGAAGTCGTCATCAATCCATCCGCCCATCTTCATAGCTGGTGAGATCAGCGAAGCCATTGCTCGGCTTGCATCACCTCCATCGGGAAAGTCGAAGTCAACAAGAGCATCAGACAGTATCTCAATAGCCTCGTTTAAAACGACCGTTTGAACTTCATCACCTCCGGTCACAAACGTCCCTCCAGCGTGCGGATAATAGCCTTTGCCGATGACCGCTGTCCCACGATCGCCGTCAGGAATAAGGACGGGTGATGAAACCATCTGCCGGATTCGAGGAAGATACTCCCGTGCGCCATCTGATGACAATGCCACGTCTGCGGATGAAGCTGGGAAAGTTGCTGACCTCCAGCGCATCGTGCCGTCCTCTCGTGCCTCTCTGCGCATCACCTTCGCGCCGAAGGTCTCGATAAGTGACACAAGACGTTTTGCGGCCACTGGCACCATTGCAAAAGCGTCGGTATCATCTGCCGCGACCTCGTGAACCATCGTCCCACGCATGAAAAGTCGGTTGGTCGGACCGATGACCGCGAAGATGTGACGTGCCGCTAAGTCATGACCGATCTCACCAGCAGGGACTGGGAAGACGTGTTCAGGGATACATGTCGGGTTTTCCTCTGCCTCCTCGACAGTGCGGGGAGTGGCTGCATTTTTGCGTGGCGATGAGGTCATGGATACTGGTGGAGGTGGACTCCATCCATGTTCTTTTGCCAGCATTACCAAGGTAGCTGCGTGGACATCGGTCAGGCGGTTTTGATATTTCGACGCATACTCTCCTGGTTGTTCTTCTGGTGACCAGTCGCAGAGAGCTGCGGTGCCTTCGGACTCACCTATGGCATCCCAAACAGCGGACGCGATCTTGATCCATTGTTCATATGTCGGGCGCGATGGGATGACCGCAAGCATCTCGCGAGCAATGTCCGGAGTGATCTCAGTAAATGCCCTTCCACCTTTGATGACCATGCCTTTTTTCTTGGAATCTTTGGCAGCCTTTGGTAACTCAGGTGTCACAGCCAGCGGCTCGAATACTGCGGTGCGCTCAAGGTCGATCCATGCGCCGGGGTCGTGGCTGACGAACATGAGGCGGACTGGATCCTTGCAAGCCTCGTCGATCGTGAGGTTGTGGGATCGGAAGTGATTGCGAGCGGCGACAAACGCAGCGACGTGCTGCTCCTTGGTCGTGCAGATCGGGATCCGAGCGATGCCCTTGACGCCTGCACCGGATGGCGAGACAAAGGCAGCGACGATCCTTGGCTCGGCTTTGAGGATCTCGACGATCTCCTCGACCTCCCAGCCGACATTGTCGGCAGCGTCGAAGTCAAGTTGTAGCAGCCCGGAGTGATGGAATCGCCCCTCATCGATCGCCTTAGCCCGGCGGCCTTCGCAGGTGCCCGAGATGCTGACCGCTTGCAGGTCTTTCTTGGCGACTGCGTAGCCGTCATCATCACCGGCTGCGAGCGTGCTGCGCAGCTTGGCGATCTTGCTTGCGAACTCGTCGGACCGGATCGCCTCGATGAGGTCAGTGAGCGTGGTTGTATCCATCGCGGTAGACGCTGTCGCGGATGAGTAAAAGTCGATTTCGGGATGTTGCATGATTGTTTTCATTTAATATGGAAGGTGCATTAGTGGAGTAACTTTACGATGCCATTCTGTGTGGCATTTTTTACAAAGATATGATGTAGGCCAGTTGTCAGCATCTGTTGGGAATAAATGACGTGGCGCCCAATGATGAAGTTCCGCCCCTTTTTGCAAACATTTTACGCATGTCTCTTGTTCGTCTTCAAAACAAGGAAAATCAGAATCTCCTACAATTTTAGCAAAATGATCTTTTTTGATTGAATCTATCCAATGGCAATCAGGACATACTTTGCCATATTGTAATGCGCCGCTCCTTATTCTGCGTGCGCCCCAAACTAAAATAACGGTCTTGTTACCACCGTAATTTGACGCACATCTTTTGCATTGCGTCTGTATATTTCTCCAATATGATAAATCATTCATAATTTAAACAGGCGCGCCCCGAGGCAAGAGCGTCTGACTCCCAGCATTGCCGGGACACTCTCGCGCAACGGGGCGCATTTTGTTATCGTGATTTGCATCGGGTCAGATCCAATGGCCGCAAGCGCGACGAAATAAGAATACGTGGCTTTTTTAATCATGCAAGGTTTTTCTTTGTCCTGAGTTCTTTCTCAAGCTCGCCTGGCTGATACATATCAGCGATCCCGACGCCGTTGTGGATGAGTTGTGGATGAGTTTTCTTGATGGATTCCTCCATCCGTTCGATCTCGCGTTGGATATACCAAGCGGCCTTTTTGAGATCTTTGATCTCGCAGTCCTTCTCGCCGGCGCGCCAGATGTATTTGATGGCGTTGCCACGGCAGAAGTTGAAATGCTCGGTGATTGTGATACACTCGACGCCGCTAGGGTGGCTCTTGTAGTGCGGCGGATGGTTGACTAGGTCTGTGTTCATAGTTCGTTCGTGGTTAAATTTGTTGCCGATTGACTACAAATTACAATGTCGCCGCTCGACCTCATCTGCCTCATCGCCTCCGCCAGCCTGTCCCGCTGCTCGGTGACTGCAGTTAGTTCTTCATCTAGGTTTTGAGCGTAATGGATTCTCGTTTGCTGCCCTTTGATAAAATCGTTGATAATTTCTGGAGTACCGCCCCAGCCGTTTAAGATACTCCATTCAGATAGTTCCTCCCTTGCTGCGGTTAGTTCGCGTTCAAGTGTTCGGGCGTGTTCTGCTGCTTCAAATGGTTCATCATGAAAATCCCATGTAGAAGTAAATTTATCTGTTCTCGGTGTGTCTGTGTTCATAGTTCGTTCGTGGTTAGGGATTGGAGTGCTTCGTCAATCTCTTTATCAGCGGCATCTAATTCATCATGGCTGAAATCCCAGCCTGACGGGTATCTAGATACAATCGGCTTCGCTTTTTCCAAAGCCTCCGCCAGCCTGTCGCGCTGATTTCTTGCGATGAATATTTCAAGATACATATTGCCGTTTTCGCTCACCATGTGGCAAATCTCGGCACGGGCGGCGGTTAGTTCGCTTTCAAGACTTTCGCATAGGGCAAGCCATTCGTCTTGATTTGGGATACATTCGCCATCGGCAAATGAGGCGTAAAATCTATTTGTTCTCGGTGTGTCTGTTTTCATAGTTCGTTCGGGTTGGTTGTTACGGAGCGATTCCTTTATCATGCGTCCAGTGCATTTCAACATCTTTAGCTATGTCAGCGTTTATTAGTTTTAATACTTCGTTGAGATACCATTGCTTGTGATGTGATCCATCTGTTTGCAATCCGTCTTTTAATAATTCAATAACTCTGTTGTTGTTTGCCGCCAGCCTGTCGCGCTGCTCGGTGACGGATGCCAATAAATCGCTTGCACAATCGACCGCTTGCTTTAATCCATCACGCTGCTCGGTGACTTCCTGCATATTGTTGGCATGGTGCATCTCGGCGGCAGCGTATCGAATGCCAAGCATTTCGATTTCCTCCCGTGCGGCGGCTAGCTCGCGTTCAAGCTCTCTGCATAGCTCAGGTCTGACGACTTTGCGCTTATGCACTCCTAGCCTCACTGTGTATTCTGCTTTATCTGTTCTCGGCGTGTCTGTGTTCATATTATCATGGCGGTTGGCATTGTTGCTAGTGAGATCAAATTTTGGAAAAGATCTTCTGTAAGAACGCGCACTTGCGTTCCGTTTGGGTGTTTGTTTTCGGATTGCCAGTTGGTCAGATAATCCTTTGGTGATTCAAACAAGTTTGGAGTTTTCTCAACAAAGATCTGCCCATCTAAGATGACAAGTTTTGGTCTGTCGTTCATAGTTCGTTCTGGTTGGTTGTCCTGAAATTGCAAGCTGGTGAAAAACTAGGCATCCAACACCCGTTTTTCTCCTCAATCGCATATTTAAAAATCCCTGTTGTGGTTTTAACGTAAGCCCAAGCAAAATCATTATTTGTCATCTTTATTTTAACTTTTCCTTCGGGAAATCCAGACAAGGGAAGTAAGGTTTTAACTCCAAAAATGATATTTTGTTTTGTTGTGATTATTGTCATAGTTCGTTCGGGTTGGTTATTTCCCAAGGCAATAGCGTTTCATCTGCTTCATCTTGGCTGTCGCATGATAGGTTGCGGTATTTCTCAGCTAATCTACGGGCTTCGTCGCGCTGCTCGGTTACTTTGTGTAGCTGGTCGCTTGCGTAATCAATACATGATCGCAAGCCGTCCCGCTGTTCGGCGGCTGCATCGTAAATGCTTGATGCTTGTTTTAGTGCAAAGTTAAGCCCCTCTATCTCGGCACGGGCGGAGTTGAGTTCGATTTCAAATTTCTCGCATTGAATATGCATGATCGCAGCCTTATCTCCTGTGTCTTGATAGGGGTCTTGCATGTAATCCATGTATATCTTATCCGTTCTCGGCGTTTCTGATTTACTCATGGTCTTTAGGGGTTAGGGATTTGAGGGCTTCGCGGGCGATAGTCCTTACAGCATCCATCCTGTCATGGGGTGTTATAACCCAATCACAATCAGCTAGTTTTTGCAAAGCCACCGCCAGCCTGTCCCGCTGCTCGGTCAGCATCTTGTTTTCCCTCCTCAATACGCAAGTCCACCGTTGGCATTTGTCATGGCAGGTATGGATTCCTGACAAATCTATGCGCTCGATCTTGGCGCGAGCAGCGGTTAGTTCGGTGGTGAGTGAGTTAATTCTGTAAGTGAGGAGATTGATTGACTCCTGATGCGGATCCTCCGCCATTAAGTTTCCTAGTTCTTGTTTCATGTTTTTTGGTTTGGAGATAGTTAATTCATGCGCTGGAGAGCGCGGACGGCGTGTAGCATTCCGCTTTGCGTGTCGGATTTATCGCGGAGAGCCTCGGCGACGGCGTCGTCGATGGTTCCTGCGCAGATCAGTCGATAGATCAGAGTCTCGGCAGTTTGTCCAGTTCTAATGAGCCGAGCGTTGGTCTGAACGTAAGTTTCATGCGAATAGGTGAGACTGACCCAGATCGCTATCCGGCAGGAGACTTGCAGACCGTCGATGCCGTGGCTGAGAGATCGAGGGTCAGCGACCCAGACTGGGATCTTGCCAGCCTTCCAGTCGTCGAGGTTGCGCTCGTCGAACATCCTCGCACCTCGGATCGCATCGAGGACTCTGGCGGACTCGTGCTTGAATGCGCAGAGGACGAGGACAGGCTCGCCTTGGTGCCTGTCGAGGACGCTACGGAGTGCGGAGATCTTGGCGGTATGAACTGGCAGGACGTTGCGGTCGGCATCGTAGACGGCGCCGCTGGTGAGTTGCAGGAGCTTGTTGACCAGCACGCCGGCGGATGGTGCGGTGATCTCGCCATCCTCGATCTCGGCGAGCATCTCTTTCTCAAGCGTCTTGTATTGCTTGCGAGCCTCGGCTGGCATGACTGCCGGGATGTCGATGACGCTGGAGGCTGGCAGGTCGGTCGGGTCGCCGACCATGACGAGCGCGAGGTCAGCGAGCTTGCCATCGATCGCCTCCTTTGATCCTGTGACCAGTTTGTAGGTATAGCCCATGTAGTCGGCAGGGTAGAAGTAGGCGTCGCGGTAGCCGGTGAACGTGCGACCGAGGCGGTTGCCGTCGTCGAGCATCTTGACCTGCATGAAGAGATCGAGGTAGTTGTTCGGGATCGGTGTCCCGGTCAGTCCCCAGCGGCGCTCGATCGCGGCGAGGTGCTTGTGCAGCGCCTTGAACCGCTTCGACTGTGGATTTTTGGCGAGGCTGAGTTCGTCGATGACCAGCGTGCAGACCGGACAGGTGAAGTCTTTGCGCTTAGGGAACATGAGAGGCAGCCGGTTGGGTAGGAGTTCGGAGTTGATGAGGTAGATGTCGGCGGCTTGCTCATGCCATGCTTTCAGCCCTGCTGCGGTCCGCAGGTTAGCGACGCGCATCCATCGGGTATGCGCCCAGCGCTCGACCTGCGCTGGCCATGTGATCGAGCAGACGCGCAGCGGTGCGACGATGAGCGCAGCCTTGAAGTCGCCGATGGTTGCCAGCGCGTCGAGCGCGGTGAGCGTGACGACCGTCTTGCCTTTCCCCGGGCTGACGAACAGCGCAGCCCTGTCGTTGTCGAGCAGGTGATCGATCATCGGCAGTTGGCTAGGGAAAGGCTGGAAGGTTTCGGTCATAGTAGCGTTTTATTGTCTTGTGCTGCTTGTATGCGAGAGGTCGCGATTTCCAGATACTCAGCATCGCGCTCGATGCCGATGAACTCGAATCCTTCAAGTATTGCAGCCTTGCCGGTGGAGCCGCTGCCCATGAACGGGTCAAGCACCACGCCGCCGGGCTGGGTGACGAGGCGGCAGAGATAGCGCATCAGGGCGGTAGGCTTGACGGTGGGGTGGTGGTTGCGACGAGGGCGGTTTTCTCTAACTCCCGTGCCGTCACCCTTGCTTGTGTTTATGTCGCCTCGTCCGTGCCCTTCAGTGATACAAATAATTCGCTCCTCCATCCCCTCGCACCCCTCATCCCGATCCTTCTTGCTTGCCTTGGCGCAGTAAAAGAAGCGGGCGGCGGAGCCTGAATCTTTCATTTCGATACGAGATTCGCGTTCCTCTGGTGATACAAAGCCACTAGAGCCATGCTTCTTTGGAAACGCACCGCCTGATGAGGCGGGAAACAGCCCCACCACCTCGTCGCTGCCGTCGTGGATGAAGTTGGCTGGCCAGCGGCCTTGCAACTGCGTCTCAACATCTTGCCCGCCGCTGCCAGTGTTAAAAATTTTGGCGTTTCTGCGAGTAGGGAATGTGGGGCTTGGCTCCGTCCCCACCCGACACCCATCCACATTGATCGCCCCCGTCCCATGCTCCAGCACGTTCGCCGCCACGGTCTTCTCACCGAGTGGCTTGCGGGCTACGGTGATCGGCTCCAGCGCGGGCTTTAGCGCGGTTCCCCAGCCTTGCCATTGATGAGCGGCGGAGGTTGCGGGGGCGGTGATGGTGCGGATTCCTTCACCTTCCGTTGTCAGCCCTCCGCTATATCCGCTCACACTGTCGCCGCTGTTTCGTTGCACGTGGCCTTCTCCATAGATCGCCGCACCTACCGCTTCCCGCTCAACCCCCGCCGCCTTGTCAATAGCCTTGCTCACATCCAGACTTTTCGGAAATCCGCTGCCATATACCCAAGCAATCATGTCGCGTATCTCAAACCCGGCATCCTCAATCCTCACCGCCATCCGATGCTGCGTCCTCGTACCGGCGAACGCCAGCAAGTGACCGCCCGGCTTCAGCACGCGCAAGCATTCCTCCCACACTTCCACGCTTGGCACATCGTAATCCCACTTTTTGCCCATGAAGCTCAGACCATACGGCGGGTCTGTCACAATCGAATCCACGCTGCAATCAGGCATTGCCCGCAGCACATCTAAACAATCTCCAAGTTTTAGTTCGTATTTCATATAAATATCCTGTCGATGAGTTTCTTGCCGTCGGGGATCGAGTCGCACCACATGGCGTTCATGCCTTGGTTGGTGAGGTCGATGAGCCACTTAATCTGGAGCGCGGTCGGCTTCTTGCCTTGAGACTTGAACTCAAGGAAGAGGTGCTTGCCGTCGCGAATGAATAGCCGGTCTGGCTGACCGCGCTGATTCATCCCGGCGAGCTTGAGCGTGATGCAGCCCTTGGTCTTCGCATACGCGCAGAC